TATGAAAGAGAAAAAGACAGACGGAAAATTAAATTCAATGAATCAGAGAATTCAGGAGAGACTAGAAAGGTTGAAAAAATCCAAAAAAAGTTCTCTTCCGTCAATGGAAAAACAAGAGAAAAAAAAGGGAGTAAATAATGAAGAGGGAGATTAAATTTCTTATGGTTTATCTATTTACTGTACTTATTGTAACAATTATTGCTATTAATGTAGAGAATAATAGAAGAATATCTTCTTCTACCGCAGTTGTTAAAGCTGTTTTTAATAAGCTTGATACTGATTGGACTAATATTCATAATCCAAGAAAGAAAGCATATCTAGAACATCTGTATTACACAAAGAACAAATAAACAATTATTAATTAAATAAATAAAAAAATATGTTTACCATACCAAATCCAAAGAAGACAGTAACAATTGAATTTTCAATTGAACAAGTAATGAAAAGTATACCAAGAGTTCAGGTTGCTTCAGATAGCAAATATAAATTAACAGAAGTTAATCCAATATTTAATCAAGTGATATTAGAATGTTTAGAGTTCTTATCTTTAGGTGTATTTATTGATTTTAATTTAGTAAAGAAATCAGATACTTCAACAGAAATTACAATGGAAATAAGAAGAAAAATAGGTTCTTTTGATACAGATGTAGAAGTACAAAATGCAAATTATCATTTTAAAGATTTAATAGAGCATTTATCTCAAGTTATAGTATTATCTGATGTTGATTTTAATAAAAAATACAGTGCTATTATAGAGAATATTAGTAAAGCTAAAGAAGAAAATGATAAACCTTGGTATGCAAAAAAGCATGTTGCTACAGCATATATAATTTTAGGTATTGTTACATTACCATTTTTAATAGGTTTTCTTATTTTACCTCTTGGTATTTATGCAAGAAACAAAAACAAACAATATTTAAATAGTTAAAGTGAAACATTTCACAAAATATCTATTGGTATGGATAAGCCAAAACTTGTCCATACCTTTTTGGATGGTAGGTCATGTACATCTTTCAATGAATGTATATGCTGACATCCATGAGATATTAATGTCCTTTGGTATGAATATTATTGTGGCAGTGGGATTTATTATTGATTACATAGATACAAGAAAAAATGAATAAGTATTTTAATTTTAAAGACAAAAAACTAAAAAGCTTAATTAATGATATATGTCAAGAACATTGGAATGTTTCTAAATCAGAAGACAATAATATGGGTTATTTGTGGTATATGTATGCTGCAGGTCAAAGAAAAGGAGATTTTAAACCTTTTATTTTCCTATCAGAGTTAAACTTACTTGTTAAAACAAATTATGTTACTGAAGAAGAAAAACAAAACATGCTTGGCATGTTATTAAGTGAGGATGATGATAATGCTCATATTACTGGATATTCTATACTTACACTTAGAAAGAAAAGAATACATGATATGGGTCTTTGGACACTTGACAATAAGAAGTATGAAAAATTAAATTATACTTCTGATATTATAAACCCTGAATTTTTTACTAACAAATTATAATTATGGAAAATTATCCTAAATGGGTAAACAATCTTGTTTACTTTTTAGCCGGTATTGGCTTTTATGGAATTTTAATTTATTTTTTATAATCATGACAGAAAATCAACTAATTGAACATGGATTTAAAAAAGAAATGTGTTCTGATTTAGAGAGTAATAATGGTTATGATTATTACTACTATATCTTAGAACTATGTGAAGGTGTTTGTCTTGTCTCTAAAGACAGTGATACTATTAAAGATGACTACTGGAAAGTTGTCTCTTTTGATATACCTGCATTAAAAATTGAAACAGAAGAAAATTTAATTAGTTTTCTTCAAGTAATGGAAAAATTAATAAGCTGTGAAGATGTTTAGTGGTAAATTCATAAAAACTAATGGGAAGTTAGTTTATGCTCATCCTAAAGATAAACTGGCATATGAGATTTTCCTAGAGAAGATTCCAGAGGGTCAGAAAATAGAAATGTATTTAGATCTAGCTGATGCAGATCATACTAAAGCACAACTTGCAAAAGTACATGCTTGTATTAGAGAAATGGCAAAAGAATCTGGATACACCTTTGATGAAATGAAATGTGTCATTAAAGATGCATCTGGTATTGCAGATAAGTCCTTTGCTGATTGTAGTAAAGATGAATTGATGTTAGCTATTGAAGCTTGTATACAAATAGGAAGAGAAAATTGGAATATTAACCTAACTTAGGTTCAACATAACCTTCTTCTCCTGGTTCAGGAATTTCCTTTTCTGTATATAATTTATTTTTAGTAGCTTGACTTTCTATTTCAGCAAGAAGTAGTGCTATAGTATAAAAAGCTCTTTGTTGCTCATCAAGAGAATTGTATTCTTTACTCATGATATCTTTAAAGTATGCATCTCCTTTTTCAGGAATGTCCATACCTTGCAAAATTACAAATGAAGCAGCTTTAGTCATTAAATAAAAATTTTTATTTACTTCTATTGTTATAATAGCATCATCTTTTAGTTCTTTTACCTTTATCATAATTATAATTTTTATCAAAAATAACAAAAAAATGGATTTAAAAGAAATTAAACAAAAAATGTTTGAGAAATTAAAACCAAACGGATGGGATAAAATTCTTAAATCTTTTATATTTAGTTCTGAATTTGATGATATACTCACCAAACTTTGGACTCTAAGTGAATCAGATAAAAGATTTACACCACCTCTTAAACAAGTATTTAGAGCATTTGAAGAATGTCCATATCATGAACTTAAAATTGTAATGATTGGTCAAGACCCATATCCACAGTTAGGTGTTGCTGATGGTATTGCATTTAGTTGTGGAAACACTTTAACAGAGCAACCTTCATTAAGATTTTTATTTAATGGAGTAGAGGAGGATTATCCTCATAGGTATGAAAGAAATTGTGATTTGACTAGATGGTCAAATCAAGGTATTTTAATGTTAAACACTGCACTTACTACTGAAGTAGGTCAAATAGGTGGACATTATGATATTTGGAAACCGTTTACTGCATATCTGTTAGATACTTTAAATAATCATAATAACGGATTGATATATGTGTACATGGGTAAAAAAGCTGAAGATTGGTCTAATCTTACCAACGATAATAATTATAGGTTTTATGTTAAACATCCTGCTTCTGCTGCTTATAACGGCTCTAAATGGGATTGTGATGATATATTTAATAAAATATCTGTTTTAGTAAAAGAGAATTACAATCAAACTATAACATGGTAATATGAAAGAAATCTTTAAAAAACTTGCTGATATGGGAATAACTCCTAATGCATTTTACATATTAGATTGTGTAAAAGAAGGAATTGTTCCAAACACTTATGTTAAGGCCAGTCTTGAAGTAACTAGATTAATTAGAGATAATTGGTTGACACAAGATTTGGAATTAACAGATAAAAGTGTTATTTTTACAACTGAAATAGATGGTTATTTCAAAAGATCTAAGAAAAAAACTTCTACAGATTTACTAGGGCATAATTTTATGCAAAACATAGAGGCATATGTACATATATTTCCTAATAAGAAGTTATCTTCTGGAAAATATGCAAGAGTACCTGCCAAAAACTTAGAGAGTGGATTTAGATGGTTTTTTGAAACTTATGATTACGATTGGGAAACTATCTTTCAAGCAACACAAAAATATGTTGGAGAATATGAATCTAAAAACTATGAATACATGAGAACTGCTCAATATTTTTTGAGAAAGCAAAATGTAGACAAGAGTTGGGATTCTGATTTAGCAACTTATTGTGAATATTTAAAAGACAGTCCTGATGATGAACAAGTATATTTTAGTGAGTTAATTGTATAATTTAAATTTTAAAAATCTATGGCTAATTTATTTAATGGTGCCCGTCACTTATTACCAGTTAGTGAAAGAGACAGTTTAGAAAAGGGTCTTATTAAAATGAAAGCTAGAAGAGAAGGTAAGTTACCATCTCTTGTTAGTGCATGGCCCAAATTTAATGATGCCTTTTGTGATGGATTAGAATGGAAAACTATTACTGTAGTTGGTGCACGACCAGGAACTGGAAAGACTCTTTTTATGGAACAATTGATATCTGATATCATTGATCTAAATAAAAATGAAGACTTCCGTGTTCTTAAATTCCAAATGGAAATGGTTGATGAAACAAGTGCAATAAGAAAGTTTGGTCTGAAAACAGGTGCTGATTACAATACATTAATGAGTAAAGACGGAAAATTAGTTGACAAAAGAATATTTCAGAGGTGCGTTGATTTTTATCATGAAAGTGCATCATCTGATATTGTAAATGTTGTCTATGATGTATGTACTGTCAACGAAATGTGTTCAACTGTTCATCATGAATTAGAAAGACACAGGAGAGAAGATGGTTCATATAGAAACATGCTTGTTGCAATAGATCATTCTGCTCTATTTAAAAATGATGTAGGACAAAAGGATAAATTTGAAATGCTGGGATCATTGGGTGAAGCCTTGACTCAAATGAAGAAAAAATATCCAGTTGCATTTATAGTCCTAAGTCAATTAAATAGAAACATTGATGATATTAAAAGACAAGTAGAAGGTAATTACGGTAATTATGTATTAGATTCTGATATATATGGTTCTGATGCTTTGTTACAGCATGCAGATGTAGTAATGGGTATAAATAAACCTTCTATAAGAAGAATTAAACAATATGGTCCTGAGAAGTTTCTGATTGAAGACCCGGATACATTAGTGTTTCATTTTTTGAAGTCCAGGAATGGCACAACACGAATAAGTTTCTTTAAACTTGATAGGGTAACTATGAGAATAATAGAAATGAATACCCCTGCTAGAGCTGTAGCACAAAAAATCCAAGTAAATTAATAAATATGAGTAGTAATTTAAGAAAAGAAAAAGAAAGAGAGTTCTATATGCAACATATGGATGCTTTCAAAGCAATTGGTATTGCTGATCCATTTTTCACAATTAAAACTGCATTTTTCAAAAAAGGAAAGTTTGGAAGACAATGTCAGTTTTTTGAGTGGGAATTGAAGAAAGGTGAAGATATCTATATGGAGTTTTATGACAATGCCTATGATGGTAATGGTAAAACTATTGATATTATACCAATGAATGAAGACAGATCATTGTTTAAACTCAAGTACAATCCTTATTTCCAAGAGGAGTATGATGTAATTGAAGGAGTAGACAGTGAAGGAAAACCAGATAGAAAATATCTTATTCCTGTAAATGAAATGATGGTTGTATTATCTAGTGGTCAAGAGATTAGTCATTCTCTTTATGAAAAAAGAAAAGAAGATGCTAAAAATGATTTGCCAGAATTACAAAAATCATTAAGTTTGTTTCCCGATTTTGAAAAAGAATATTCCACTAAAGTAGAGGAAGTTTTTTTGAATGATGAGGATGATTCTGTTTCTGATATTTTAATGAGAATAAGTGTAGAATTTGAAAAATTAGCAAAAAAGTTATGAGTATTATACTTCCAACAACAAAAGAAAAACCGACAAGATTTAATCCTAAAAGATTAATTATTTATTCTAAACCAAAGACTGGTAAAACCAGTGCATTTGCAGGATTAGATGATAATCTTATTATAGATTTAGAAAACGGTGCTGATTATGTAGAAGCTCTGAAGATTAAAATTACTAATCTTCAAGAATTATTAGAAGCAGGTAAAGCTATCAAAGATGCTGATAAACCATATAAATATGTTACAATAGATACTGTAACTGCATTAGAAGATATGGTTATGCCTCTTGCAATTAAGTTATATAGACAAACTAGCATGGGTAAAAATTATGATGGAGACAATGTCTTGTCATTACCTAATGGTGCTGGTTATTTATATTTAAGACAAGCTTTCTTTCAAGTTTTAGATTTTATTGATACTTTAGCACCCCATATTATTTTATCTGGTCATATTAAAGACAAACAGGTAGATGATAAAGGTGAGATGGTATTAGCTGCAAACATTGATTTGACAGGTAAAATCAAATCTTTAATCTGTGCAAATGCAGATGCAATTGGTTATATGTTTAGAAAAGGTAATAAAACTATTCTATCATTTAAAACCAGTGAAGAAGTGACTTGTGGTGCAAGACCAGAGCACTTAAGAAATGAAGAAATAGTAGTTTCTGAGATGAATGAAAAAGGTGAACTAGAGTTTCACTGGGATAAAATTTATGTGTAACAAATAAAAATAAAAATAAGATGGCGTTAAGTACAGATGATTTAGGTACCGGTGGATCCGGTTTACCAAAAACGATTAGTCCAGGAAACAAAGTGTTGAAAATCAACAATGTTGAGTTAGAACAATTTAAATTTATTGACAATGCATTTCATTTGATATTGCATGTTGAAACTGAACCTATTGAAGGTTTTGAAGGATTTATGCTTGATAAAGATGATGAGTCAAAAGGACACTTCAAAGGTCAAATTGGTAGAGTTAAAGCAAGTCAATATGCATTTGCAGATGGTGAGACAAAAACTGGTATCAAAATACAAAGAGATAGATCAATTTTAATGTTCTTACAGAATCTTTGTAAAACAATGGGAATCAATGATTGGATGGTATCACAGCATAACAAACATGATACTATTGAAGCTTTTGTTGAAGAATTTAATAAAACTGCACCGATTAAAGATAGATATCTTGAATTTTGTGTTGCAGGTAAAGAATATGTTGGTAGAACTGGTTATACCAATTATGATTTATGGTTACCTAAATCAGAAAAAGGTAAGTATGCATTTGGTGAAGTTGAAGAAGGTAAAGTTATTAGATATGATGAATCTAAACATTTGAAAAAACTTGAAATAAACAATATTGAAAGTTTTGGAGATGATGATTTAAACATACCAAATAAGCCTTCTACTGATTTCTCTTTAGACTAATAAAGTCAGGGGGAGTCAGTGATTCCCCCTAATTTTTAAATTTTAGTATATGATTTCTACAAAAACAATAATTTCTGATTTAAATGAAGTACCTAGAGAATGGGTATTTGAGTATTATTTAAACCTTACTGAAAGACTTTGTGGTCAAAGTTTAAAAATAAAATCTGCATTTAATCCTACTGATAAAGTTCCTTCTATGTGTATATACACAGACAATAAAGGATTTTATAAGTTCAAGGATTTTTCATCTGGATTTGGTGGTGATGGTTTAAACCTAGTTATGCATTTATATAATCTAGATGGAAGAGGTAAAGCTTCTTTTAGAATTATGTCAGATTATGATGTTTATATTTCTGACAATACATATGTTCCATTAACTTATCTTCCACAAAGTAAATACACGGTCTCTGATTTTGAAATCAGACACTGGAATACTTTAGATCAGTCATATTGGAAAGGTTTTAGATTAAGTTCTAATATATTAGAACATTATAATGTACATCCTTTAGAGTTTTACAATATGATTAAGGAAGACGATGGTTATATTCTTGATACTGTTAATATAAAAGCTAATTTTATTTATGGCTTCTTTAGAGAAGATGGTAGTTTGTATAAGATATACACACCAAAAGTAAAAGATAACAAATTTATTAAAGTAAAAGATTATATCCAGGGCTCTGATCAGCTTGAGTTTAAATCTAAATATTTGATTATTACTTCTTCTTTAAAAGACTTAATGTGTTTTAAGAAATTAGGTATAAGTGGAATTGAAAGCATTGCTCCAGACAGTGAGAACATTGTTATCCCAGAAAATTTTATGAAACCTCTCCTAAGTAAGTATCAAAAGATACTTGTACTATTTGATAATGATGATCCTGGTCTTAAATCAGCTAAAAGATATAAAGAAAAGTATGGTTTTAACTATATAGTTCTTGACATGTCTAAAGATTTATCTGATTCTGTTAGAGATCATGGTGTTGAAGCTGTGAGAGATGCATTGTTTCCTTTAATAAAACAAGCATTATGAGTTGGAGATATAAAAGTAAAGAGTTTGATGAATTATGCATCCCAGAAGGAGCAATAGGATTTATTTACTCTATGACAGCTATTCTTGATGGTAAATCTGTTGCATATATTGGTAAGAAGAATTTCTTTGCTAATATAAAGAAACCTATGGGTAAGAAAGCTTTAGCTATGTCTACAGACAAAAGGTTAAAGAAATACACCCGGGAGCTCAAACCTGACTTTATGAGATATTACAGTAGTAATAAAACTCTTAAAGATGCTCACAAAGCAGGTGTTGTAATTAAAAGGGAAATTTTAATGATTTGCTATTCAGCAATGGAATTAACTTATCAAGAAGTAAAGCACCAGTTTAAATATGAAGTGCTTGAGAAAGAAGAATATTTAAATGCCAATATCCTTGGCAGATTTTACAAAACAAAATAATATGACAGAAAATGAAATGACAGGCCTTCTATTAAAGTTGGCTGACCTTGGTGTTACGGGAATTAAAATATTCTACTCAGGTGGTGGAGATTCAGGAGAAATTGATGATGTTTTATATACTACAACTAAAGAAGTTAGTTTTTATGATATTATGAATTTAAGTACTTATGGAGAAGATATTCTTTATTTAGCAGATCTTGATGGTTATCTTAGAGATGACTTAATAGATTTTGCAAATGAAAAAATTCTAAATGATTTAGAAGATTGGTGGAATAATGATGGTGGTTATGGAGTAATGCTTATTAAAATTCCTTCAGGTGAATATGAAATAGCTAATACTATTTATGTTACTGATACTGAAGAATTTGGACATGATGGAAATTTAATTAGTAAAAGTTTAGAATAATGGCACATCCAATGCAACATTGCAAATTTTAAAAATTTTAAATTATGAAAAAAGAATTTATACCTTACGAACAAGCATTAGCTTTAAAAGAATTAGGATTTGATGAACCTTGTTTTGGATATTACAATGTCCACAATCAAGAATTAATAGAAGACTTGTCAAATAATAGGACAGGAAATAATGATTCAAGATGGGTATCTGCACCACTTTACCAACAAGCATTTAGATGGTTTAGAGATGAACATGGTATGTCTGGTTCTATACAAATAGAACATGATGCTTATCAGTGGAGTATATTTGAAGAAGGTGAAACAAGTGGTTTAGCTTCAGATAATTGGGATGGAACTGATTATGAAGAGGCGGAACTAGCTTGTCTTGAGAAGTTAATTGAAATGGCACATTAAAATCTATTATTAACAATTTAAAATTATAATTTATGCATCCTATAATACATGCAAAATCAGCAGCAAAAAGATGGGGAGGAAAACCTGAAGATTATATAGCCATTGAAGAATGGTTTGATGAAACTAAGGCTTGGATAGGACACAGTAAGCACAGAATGTTTAGACATCATAGTGAAGGTATATTTGAATGTGAAAAAGTATTTGGTAACTCATTTATAAATTCAGATGGTAAAACTGTATACACTAGATATGTTGGAGAACAGCATGTAAAAGAGGATTGTAATAATTACATTCCTACTGCTAAAGAATGGGTTGATATGATATCATCAGGTAAACCTAAAGAATGGGCAATTAAAACACTTAAAATAGAAGACTAATGAGAGAAGTAAAAACAATTAAATTAGAAAATGAACAGATCAGAATAGTTTTCACAAATGAAGCAAATCCTGATGAATCAGAATTGGTAATGGCACTTACTGTAACAAGAGATGGAGAAAAGAAAATAACCTCAGTAGATTTAGATCCTTCTTTAATTAATAGAGAAGTATCATTTATGGGTGAAATGTACATGAAAACTATTGATGTTTTATATGCTGTAAAAAAAATATTTGATGCAGGTGAAACATATGAAGGATTGCATATATTAACTAGAGCAGAGTATAAAGAATATGTAACAAAAGTATTAGGACATAAAATAGAAGACTAATGGAAGACATAACTGATAATATTTTAAAAGAAATGGCTGAAAAGTATATGATAGAAGAAAGCTATGGTGATCTTCAACCTGATTTATATGTAGGATTTTTAGCTGGTTTTAAAACAGCAATTAAATTAATAAATAATAAAATAAAAGACTGATGAAAAAAAAACTATATATTATTGATGGCTATAAAATATGGGCCATGACATATGAAGATGCTTATGCAAATTATTTAGTAATTGTA